GGGTTTCAGTCTGAGTTGTTTGCTGTTACCTTTCATCAAACAGCCTCTGCAGCAAGGGGTAAAGTTCCATACTATGTGATATTTGAGGAGGCAGGAGAATGGCCAGGTCTTGACTCCGCATACATGGCAACACGACCTGGTTGCGAGGAAGGAGGTAAATTAACTGGTCAAATTATAGTTGGTGGGACGGGAGGCGATATGTCTAAGGCTTCTATTCCCTTTTCAGATATGTTCTATAATCCCGATGCTTACAACTTGTTAGCGTTTGAAAACATATGGGATGACGATAGTGGTGAGGGAAAGTGCGCATTCTTTTTTCCTGAGAATTTGTGCAATAAAAGTTTTATGGATGATATGGGAAATTCATTCATGAATGAGGCAAAAGAATTTGAATTAGAGGAACGAAGTAAGTTGATGGTTGCATCGGGTGGGACTGTATCTATGGCAAAGAGATTATCAGAACATCCTCTGAAGCCATCAGAGGCATTCTTAGTCGATTCAGTCAACGATTTCCCTGTAGAACTACTACAAGCCCAACTATCAAAAATACGTTCGTCAGAAAAGCTCTCTCGCTTAGGTAAAGTTTATGAACTAAAATATTTAGATGATAAAGTTGTAGCAGAGCCGGATTTAAAAGGTAAGAAAACTCCACTTATTCATTATAGGCAAAAGGGATTAGATCAATCCGGTGCTGTTGTTATTTATGAACTCCCTCCACCAAACCCAACCAAAGGTCAGTATATTATTGGATATGACCCTTACAGACACGACTCGTCTCAAACTGATTCGCTAGGATCGTGCTATGTGTGGAAAAGTTATCATGAGTTTTCACCTACTGGAGATACGATTGTGGCAGAATATGTAGGCAGACCAAAAACTACAGACGATTGCGATGAGATTGTTTTAAGGTTGGCTAAACTCTACAATGCAGAAGTGATGTATGAAAACGAGGTTTTGAATACCAAGACCTACTTTACATATAACAATGCAATAGATTTCTTAGCATTAGAGCCAAGCAATGTGATTTCTTCTATTGTGCCAAATTCAAAAGTCGACAGAAAGTTCGGAGTGCATATGAGTCCTAAAATTAAAGAGGCTTGTGAAAAATATGCAAAGCGTTGGTTGCTTACACCGAGAGGAACAAAGGAAGATGGAACTAAAATACTAAACTTAAATGTTTTATATAGCGTTGGACTCTTAGAAGAGTTAATTAAGTATAACCGGACGGATAACTTCGATAGGGTTATGTCTTTCTTTATGTTAATGATTGCTATACAAAATATTGAGAGTAAAGGCAGAGAAAATAAAAGCAGAGAGAACACAGTAATTGAACAACTGCTCAATATGTCTAAATATAAAAAATGAGAGCGCAAGAGGAAATACGGCTTAGTCAAAAAGAGAAGGATGCAAACGACCAGGCTTGGTATCGTCAGAATATCAAAGCCCTTGATCATCGTTCTTTTGAAGGTTACAATTATTTTGGGTACACTTCGACATGGTACAAAGATAAGATAAATTATGACTTGTACCACAACAAAATTAATCGGGCAGATTTTGAATATGTCTGTAAACCGTGGGGGGATTCTGTTACCGAGGATATGCCAGCTGAATTGGTAAACAGAGACATTTGTTCGGGTAAGATAAATGCGATTATCGGATTGGAGATGCAGCGTCCGTTTGCTTATCAAGTAGTGGCTACCAACAAAGAGGCTACTACACGAAAAGAGAAGCAGGAATTTGAGATGATACAAAAGTATGTTGTTGAGCAGATTATGACGCCTATTCGTCAACAAATTCAACAGCAAGCCCAACAAATGATGAAAGAGGCGGAACAGTCAGGTGCTGATATGCAAGAGATACAGTCTCAAATTATGCAGCAGATGCAGCAACAAGAGGCTGCAATGACTCCTCCTGAAATAAAGAAATACATGGCAAGAGAACACCAAGATGTTGCTGAACTCTTGGGGAATCAAATATTAAACTACCTAAAACAAAAAGAAAACTTAGAAGATAAGTTTAACAAAGGTGCATTACACGCAGCCATTAGTGCTAAGGAGGTGTATTGGGTTGGCGAGATAAATGGAGAGCCTGTACTAAAAGTAGTTAACCCATTGACCTTTGACTTTGATAAAAGTCCTGATGTAGATTACATAGAAGATGGTGAATGGGCAGTTGCTGAATATAGGATGACTCCAACGGAGATTATATCTGAGTTTGGAGATGAATTGAAAGACGATGAGATAGATAGGGTTTATAGTTTTTCGTACAACTATGAAAACAACATGAATTATTTCCAAACAGAGCCGACAGATACGGCTTTTAGTGGAAATACCATTCGTGTGTTGCATTGTACCTGGAAGGCTTTACGCAAACTTGGTATTTTAACGTATGTTGAAGAAGATCAAGAATTAAAGCAGTATGTGTCTGAAGGATATAAACTCAACAAAGAAGCGGGAGATGTTTCTATAAAATGGATTTGGGTTCCTGAAGTACACGAAGGATACCAAATTATGGACGACATTTTTGTTAGGATGCGTCCTGTTCCTAACCAACACAAAGACATCAACAACATCTACCATTGTAAGTTGCCTTACGTTGGTGCAGTATATGACAATACAAACTCTGTACTCACCTCCTTTATGGATAGGCTTCGTCCTTACCAGTACCTTTATAACATTCTGTGGTATCGAATGGAACTTGCCATTGCACGAGATAAGGGTAAGAAGTTTGCGGTGGATATGAATGCCATTCCGCTTAATCAGAATCTTGACCTACCTAAGTGGCAATACTACATCGAATCTGATAGTATCATTTATCTTAATTCTAAACAAGAAGGAGATAGGTTTAATCCGCAGGGCATTGCTCAGTTTATCAAAGAGGTAGACATGACAAATACCTCAGACATTGCCCGTTATCAGACCCTGCTGAGTTACATTGACCAACAAGCCGGAGAATCCATCGGAGTAACCAAAACATTGGAAGGTCAAATCCAAGAAAGGGAGGCAGTCAAAAATGTCAATCAAGCCTTGAACCTCACCTCAAATAAATTAGAAGTATTCTTTAGTAAGAGAGCAAGAGTAAAGCAAAACGTCCTCCAAGCATTGCTTGAGTCAGCAAAAGTTGTATACGCCCAAGAAGATCCGGTTCTGTTGTCGTATATCTTGGATGACCATACTTATGCCTATTTTAAGGTAGACCCTGTGTTACTTGCTAACTCCACTTACGGACTGTATGTGAGCAACTCAAGAAAGATTACTGAGATACGTCAGACGGTCAACGAGATTGCCAAATTCGGAATGCAGTCAGGCTCTGTAGATATGTCAAGCATTATAAACATTATGCGTCAAGACTCTCTCATGGAAGCTGAAGAATTACTCCGAAAGTCAGAGATGGAGAAAAGAGAACGAGATCAGCAAATGCAACAACAGCAGATACAAGCCCAACAAGAAATGGAGGCTCAGAAACATGAGATGGAAATGCAAAGACTGCAGTTTGAAAGGGAAACTAAGATGATGGAGATTGAGCGTAAGGGTGAGTGGGATTTGAAGAAACAAATTGTATTCTCTTCAGGATTTGCTGAACAGGGTGATTTGAATCAAAACAATATTCCAGACACCTTTGAGATTGGCAAGCAACTTTTAGAAGAGAAAAAATTTGAACATCAGAAAGAAGTAGATAAGCGTAAATTAGATATTGAAGAGAAAAAAATAAAGCAAAAAGCAGCGCAAACGTAAGAATAAACAAAAAATATTTACAAATTGAAACTTTTTTTATATAAAAAATTGTTATGAGCAAAGAACAACCTACTACTATCACATGGGACGATGATGATCCATTAGCAGGGTTCCTTATGACAGAGGAGCCTGAAACTGAAGAATCCGTAGATGAATCTGAAGAAAATCCAGCACCAGTTGATGAACCTGAGCAGAGTGAAGAAACTGAAGAAATTGTGGAAACACAAACGCAGGATTTCGATGATACACAAGAGGAAGAAGAAGAAATAGAGGAATCAAGCCCTCAAATGGCGGCAAAAGTGCTGCATGATTTGGGGATTATTGATTTGAAAGGAGACGAGAAAGAAATTGATGAGGTAGTCATTCAAGAAAAATTGGAAGAGCGTATCCAACAGGGTATCCTTGAGCAGTTTAACGAGATGGCTAACTCGCTTGATGAAGACTCGTACAAATTGGTTGACTACCTGCTGAAGGGAGGCAGTTGGAAGGACTTTCAAGGTTTACAACAGCAATCCGCATCAAAAGGTTTTCAGATAGATACAGAGGACGATAAACGCAGATTCCTTGAGTATTATTATACGCAGATAGAAGGAAAGACCCAAACGAGGGCAAAACGTGAAATTGACTTTTTGGAAGACGAAGGAACGTTGGACGATGAAGCTGAAGAACTTTACGATAAGTTAAAGAAGGCCGAAAGCCAGTTGATGCAACAAGAGATTGAGGCAAAGAAAAAGCAGCAGGCAGAAAGCGCACGACTTGCACGAGAACGAGAACAGATGGTTGTAGACAACCTAAAAAGTTCCAACGGATACAATGATATTTCTTTGTCTGCACGAGATAAAAAGATTATCGAAAGAGATATTCTGAAGAAGACTGAATACAACAAGGAGACGAAAAAGTATGAAACGAAATTGACGCAGATGCTGCGAGATACGTTTTCAGACCCAAAGAAACTTATCGCTTTGGATTACGTCCTGAGGAATGACTTTAAATTAGACATTGTCAAAAAGAAGGGTGCGACCGAAGTAATCAGTAAGACAGAACGAGAACTACAACGTAAAACACCACCGAGGACAAAGAAATCTGCGTCTTCAAAACCACAAGTCCCACTATGGGAACAAATGGACAGAAACAAATAAATTTTAATAACTAAATTATTTTACCAATGGCTTCAGTAGGAATTAAAGACATGGTGATTCGCAAAATGCAATGGCATTCGAATCACACCGAACTGAATCACCTGGGTAGGGCTTTGGTCGCTAAGCCGGAGATGATGTATGATAATATGCAAAAAATCTTTTCCGCTTACCGCTACAGCGAAAACCCACTTTCAGTTATTTTGGGTGGCAAGTCTGAACTTGTTATCGACAAATCAGAATGGGAATGGATGCTCCGTGGCGCATCTGAACGCCCTGCCTTGATTATGGAAAACACTCTTCCGAGTGGTACAGCAGCAGGGTTGAACCGCACAACCTTCACCCTTAAATTTGCGGAAAAGCGTTTTGTATCAGGTGATGTAATTTACCCAGGTACATTGAACAAGAGTTACCAAGTTCGTGTACAGTCTGACCCCGTTCCTCATGGAGCAGGATGGCTTTACACCGTAGTTGGAAACTGGGATGATAAGGCAATGTATATCCCTGCCAAGTATCTTGAGCCTAACACAAAGTGGGTAAAACTGTTCTCAGTATACGAAGAAGGATCAGAGCAGTCTGGTTCAACTGACTACAGTATGCCAATGCACCTTGCTTCACGCTTGAGCCGTATCCGGAAGCACTACAAAGTAACCGGAGATGCTGCCCGTGAGGTATTGGATGTAACTATGATTGGCGAAGATGGTAACAAGTACAATGGTTGGATTAAGTATGCAGAAGCAGAATTTTACTACCAATGGTATCGTGAGATTGAGCGTCTGCGTTGGTACAGCCAAAGTACATCAAGCGTACAAGGTTCAACAGGTCGCCCAACTCGTCAGGGTCCTGGTATCCTTGAGCTTCTTGAGAAGTCGCACACTTACACTTACAGTACAGTAAGCGCACAACTTTTCGAAGACTTTGCAAGTGACATCTTCTACGGACGTATTGCCCCAGGCGCACCAGCTCGTAAGCTGCGTGTAGGTACTGGTGAAATTGGAATGCGTAACTTCCACCGTGCGATCAACGATCGTGAGAAGTCCAATGGCTTCCTTCAGGTAACTGATGACATCAACCTTCAGAAGACAAGCTCTAGCTACCATGCTAACTCGTTGACTGCT